AAACAATACACGAAAATAGAATTATGATACCAACACATTACGACAATAAAAAAGAATACGATGTTATAGACTTTATTAAAGACTATAATTTAAACTTTAATGAAGGAAACGTAATTAAATATGTAGCAAGGGCAAAACATAAAGGAACACATATAAAAGACTTGGAAAAAGCAATAGATTATTTAGAAAGAGAATTACAACATTTAAGAAAAGAACAAGAACAATGGATAGAGAACAACAAATAGAATTTGATGCATTAGAACTTGAATACACTTTAAGTTATTTAATTAAGAAAAGAAATTCATTATATTTAAAAGGTTTAAATGATGAAAAAATAAATGATAAGATAAGAGCAATACAACACAAATTGCGATTTGCAAATCACAAATTAGGATAGTTTAACAGCTATCCTTTTTTATTTTAAAATGTTAAAGTTTTGTTAAAATTTTAATAAGTTGTTTATAATTAAAAAATAGTAGTATATTTGCTAAACAATTAACAATTAAAAACACAAACATTATGAAAACATTATTAAAAGAATTCGCATTAGCATTATTATTATGGGTAGCATTTTTTACTTGCACAGTATTAATTTTAAAACTTATTTAATATGACACCAGAAGATAAAAAAGAATTAGACTTTGTATTAAAACAAGCAACAAGAATTTTAATTGGTGCAATAGTAGCAGCATTAGTATTATTAACAATAGCAATTATAAAATTTTAAATTATGAAAACACAAATTATTACAAAATTAGATATACTTTTAGGTTTACAAAGTGAAGATAATATATATCAAAAAACTTTAATTAATTCAATTAAGCAAGATTTAATTGTAGAATGGAATGCATCTGATGACTATGCACAACAAATTAGAGAAGTATTAGATATGGATAACACTTATGATTTATTAAACAACATTAAAATAAGATAAGATGATAACAACTTTTGACAATAAACAATGGGACAAACAAGAACTATTAGACAATATGTATGATGATAGTTTCTACTATGGATATTTAGGTAAAAATGCATTGAGTAGTTCATCAGCAAAAATGCTTATATCTTCACCTAAAACATATAAATATGTTACACAATATGGTAGTGATGAAAGCCAAGCATTAAGAGATGGCAAACTATTCCATACAATGATATTAGAACCACACAAACTAAATGATTTAGTAATTGTAGATGTAGCAACTAAAGCTGGAAAAGAATACAAACTTGCAAAAGAACAAGGTTTAGAGGTATACACAAGAAAAGAATATCAAGATGCAGAACGTTTAACTGATGCACTTATGAAAAATAATGAAGTTGTATCTTTAATGAGTAAATCACAAACAGAAATACCAGCTATTGAAATGATTGATGGCATTCCATTTAGAGCAAAAGCAGATATATTAAAGCCAAATATGATTATAGATTTAAAAACTACAACAGGTGTTAAAGATTTTAGATATAGTGCTGATAAATATAGCTACGATTTACAAGCATATTTATATAAAAAGATGTTTGATGTTGATGACTTTCTTTTTGTAGCAATAGACAAAGGAAGTTTAGATATAGCAATATTTGAATGTAGTGATGAATTTTACGCTAAAGGTGAAGCAAAGTTAGAACAAGCAATATCTAACTATAAATATTTCTTTGGTGAAGAAGATATGGATTTAAATCAATATGTTTTAAGAGGTGTTTTATAGTTATGGAAATAAACAAAATTTACAACGAAAATAATCTTGAAACTATGGCAAAAATGCCTGATTGTTTTGTGGATTTAGTTGTTACCTCTCCGCCTTATGATGATTTAAGAACTTACAATGGTTATTCGTTCCCATTTGAAGAAATAGCAAAAGAACTTTTTAGGATTGTTAAAGATGGGGGAGTAATTGTGTGGGTAATTGGAGATGCTACTAAAAACGGAAGCGAAAGCGGGACTTCATTTAGACAAGCATTGTTTTTTAAAGAAATTGGTTTCAACATTCACGATACAATGATTTACAAGAAAAAAAGAATTGTCCCTTTAACTCACAATAGATACGAACAAAGTTTTGAGTATATGTTTGTTTTTAGTAAGGGTAAACCAAAAACTTTTAATCCAATTATGGTTGATTGCATTTATGCAGGAACAGAAACTTGGGGAAACCCGTCTTTTCATAAAACTTCTTCAAGTGGTTTAGTTCAAGTAGAAAAAAAGAAAATTAACGATAAAAAACAAAAAGAAAATTTGTGGGAATATCTAAATGCAAAAGACAAAAACTTTAAACACCCTGCTCCTTTTCCTGAAGAATTAGCAAGTGACCATATAATTAGTTGGAGTAATGAAAATGATTTGGTTTACGACCCTTTTATGGGTAGTGGTACAACTGCAAAAATGGCTATATTAAATAAGCGAAATTGGATTGGTAGCGAAATATCTAATGAATATTGCGAAATTATTAAAAAAAGATTAGAAGCTATTTTACAACAACAAAAGTTATTCTAATGAATGATATAGCAACAGAACACTATAATATTACCTTATATGAAATAGAACAAGGAATGACTATTGAACAAATAAGGTTTATATTAAAAGAGTATGAAGCAGAAGAATTATATGAAGAATGTCAGGGAATACATTTAGCATTAGAAATAGTATTATTTAACATACTAACAGAATTAATAAAAGAAAGTAAAAAACAAAAAATAAAAATTAGATGGAAACGCAAATAACATTACAATTAAAAAAAGCAATACAAGAAATAACAGGTGTAGATATAAATGAAGTTACACGCAGAAGAGAAACAATAGAAGCACGTGCAATTTATTATAAAGTACTAAAACAAATAGATAAAAAGAAATCATTAAAATCTATTGGTGCTTCAGTAGGAAAAGACCACGCAACAGTATTACATTCATTAAAGAACTATGATATGTTTGAACAATTTAATCCAACACTAAAGTTATTCAGAAAACAAATATTGCAAAGATTAAATTATGCATCACCAGAACATATATTAGATATGACTAAAGATGAATTAATACAAAGTTTGCAAATAGATGTAATGAAGCTATCAGGTGAAATAGAAAACTTGCAAGAAACGATTACTAACCTACAAAAACCAAGAAACAATTACAACATAGTAAACAACATACAACAATTACTATTAGAAACAGAAGGAACAGAACAATGGCAAATAATTGTAGAAAGATTACAAGCATTATATAAAATGAATAGAAACATTAAACTTTAATAAGATGAGAATAGAAACAAACTACACAGATAAATTTAGTTTAGGAATTGTAATTGGTAGCAATGAAATATCAATAGCATTAGTATTAGTAATAATAGATATAAAATTTTAGTTATGGCAGATATAGCAAAATGTAATGATAGTTTATGCCCTTCAAAGGATTGCTGTTACAGGTTTACAGCACCAGCATCAGAAGTATGGCAATCATATGGAATGTTTAATAGAGAAAGTGATGCAGATAATTGTGATATGTTTTACCCCAATGGTAAATGTAGACACTGTAATTTAGAAAATGATAATCATAAAATGAGTTGTGCAATAATGAAAATACAAGTGAACTTATGACAGCATTAGAAAAAGCAAATGAACTTTATAGTAAGTATGATGATTTATTAAACAAAGATTTTATAAATCCTATTGTATTTGATAATCAAATCAAACAATGTGCATTAATAGCAGTTGATGAATTGATAGAAGTTGCTTCTGATTATTGTGACTATGATGAAACAGTAACAAAAGAATATTGGGAAAAAGTAAAAATAGAAATAGAAAACTTATGACACCAGAACAAAGAGCATACATATTATTTAATAAATACACAAAAGCATATAATAGATTTGTAGTAGCTGGTTATATTAAACAAGGTTTAGATGAATGGAAAGAAATAGCTATTGAATTAGGTAAACTATATAAAGCAAAAGAAAGAGCAAAGAATTATATGAGATTGAAACAAGGATATAAAGAATAAACAATAAACAAAAATGTTTATTTTTAATTTGAATAATCAAAATTTATCAAGTTATGAGTAGCAATAATTATGGTGGTAAAAGAGAAGGTGCTGGTAGACCATCAAAAGCAGAAGAAATAAAACTAATTGAAAGATTAAAACCATTAGAAGAAAAAGCATTTAAAGCATTAGAAGCTGGATTGGATGCTGGTGATTTTAAATTCACACAATTATTTTATAACTACTATGCTGGTAAGCCAAGAGAAACAAAAGATATAACTGTAAGTAATGAGCAACCTATATTTAATATTGATTTAGATGAAGTTTAAGACACTATCTTATGGAGTTTATATTAACTACTGCAATTAGAAAGTTATTACGTTTAAAGCAACGTATTAAAGTTATTAGAGGTGGAACATCAGCTGGTAAAACATTTGGTATTCTACCTTTACTAATTGATAAAGCAATTAAAGAACCTAATTTAGAAATTAGTGTTGTATCTGAAAGTATACCACATTTGCGTAGAGGTGCATTAAAAGACTTCTTAAAGATTATAATGGCATTAGGTAGATATAATGATGCACAGTTTAATAAAAGTACTTTAAAATATACTTTTACAAATGGTAGTTACATAGAGTTTTTTAGTGTAGACCAGCCAGATAAATTAAGAGGTGCAAGAAGAAATATATTATATGTTAATGAGTGCAACAATATAGATTTTGAAAGTTACTATCAATTAGCAATTAGAACATCTGGTGATATATGGTTAGATTATAATCCTACTTCAGCATTTTGGGTTGATAAAGAAATACTAACACAATCAGATGTTGATTTTATTACATTGACTTATTTAGATAATGAAGCATTATCAGAAACAATAGTTCAAGAAATAGAAGCAGCAAAAGTAAAAGCATTAACATCTACATATTGGTCAAACTGGTGGCAAGTTTATGGTTTAGGTCAAACAGGTTCTTTAGAAGGTGTATGTATTCCAGATTGGCAAGAAATAGATTTACCAACTGATGCAAGAATATTATGCTACGGAATGGATTTTGGTTATAGTAATGACCCGACAAGTTTAGTAACTATGTATAAATATAATGATGCTTATATCTTTGATGAAGTAATTTATAAGAAAGGTTTACTTAATAGTGAAATATCAAATCTATTAAAAGCAAATAATGTAAACGAAATTGTTTATGCTGATAGTGCTGAACCAAAATCAATAGCTGAATTAAACAGTTATGGTCACAATGTATTACCAGTATCAAAAGGAAAAGATAGTATCTTATTTGGTCTTAATTTAATTAATCAAAACAAAGTTTATGTTACATCAAGAAGCAAGAACTTAATAAATGAATTAAGAAACTACATTTGGCAAACAGACAAAACAGGAATTAAAATGAATAGACCAATAGATGCATATAACCACGCAATAGATGCTATGCGTTATGCAATGACAAGTCAATTAGAAAATCCACACAAAGGTAATTACTTTATATACTAATGACATACGGACAAATAATAGCAGCAATACAATGTTATATACATCACGTTAAAGGTGTTGAGGTTCAGATTAACTTACCAAGAAATGTAGGTGAAATAAAAAAGATGAAACAAATGTATAGTGTAGCAAGTAATTACCTTTCGCAGTAACATAACTATTAAAATAAAGGTTTATATTGACACAAAAAGTAATGGAAAAAGAAGAAGATATATTTGAAAATATGGAGTTTGAACAATGTGATACAAGATATGAAATAATATCAATGTGCAATCAAGCATTAAGTTCAGTTGAAGGATTTGATACAGGAATGATAAGCAAAGAAGATGCATTTAAGATTAAAGAAATAAGAAGAAAGTCTTTAGCTTTAATTGATTTGCATATTGGAATGATATATGATGAAAACTTTGAAAGTTAAAGAAAAGTTAAAATGTATTTTATTTAAAACAAAAGAATTACATTTGTATCAAATAACAAACAAATGAAAACATATATGACAAAGTATTGCATAACTTATTGGACACAAAGAAATGATGAAAGCACAGATGTAGAAATAATTATAGAAGCATTTAATGAATTAGATGCTATGAAACAATTTTTAGATAAAAGATTAGTATATCGTAAAATAGAAAGTGTAAAAGAATTAGTTTAGGTTAGGTTTATAATTAGGGGAAGGAAAGGCAATCAGAAATGGTTGCTTTTTTTTGTTTAATACAATATTGACTTTATTTTATTTTTAAATAAAACAAGAAATGAAGTTACAGATTACAATACCAACAAGTTTAGATGAAATAACATTAGAACAATATCAAAAGTTTTTATCAATAGCTAAAGATAATCCTGATGGTGAGTTTCTTCAACATAAGATGGTAGAAATATTTTGTGGCATAGATTTAAAGAATGCTGCTAAAATAAGTTTTAAAGATGTTAATGAAATAACAAGCAACTTATCAAATCTATTCAATCAAAAATATGATTTGAAAAGAACATTTAAATTAGGTAATACTGAATTTGGTTTTATAACTAACCTTGATGAAATAACATTAGGTGAATATACAGACTTGGATAAATACATATCAGATTGGGATAAGATGCATAATGCAATGGCAGTATTGTATAGACCAATAACAAAGAAGTTAAAAGATAAATATCAAATAGAAGAATACAATGGTAGTTATACATATTGTGATGCAATGAAGTTTATGCCAGTTGATGTAGCATTAGGTGCTGTTGTTTTTTTTTACAATTTAGGCAACGAATTGTTGAAGTCTACGATACATTATTTGGAGAACAACAAGGAATTTCAGAGTATAGTAAACAATCACAATTTGGAAGTAAATGGGGTTGGTATTCATCATTCTATGCTCTTGCTCAAGGAGATGTTAGAAGATTTGAAGATGTTTCCAGAATTAGGTTATCAGTTGCATTATCC